AAACCTGCAGCCATTTTTTTTGTGACATCATTCTGTGTCATCTTAATTACATGAGTTATTCTCTCACAATCTTTTAAATCAGATGCATAGTATGGAACTACTAAATCTTCTGCGGGTATAAATTTAGATACAGGTCTATCTAATAATGCATCGTAATAAATTTTCTTAAATGTAGATCCTGATAGGGGTAGGTAAAATAACATCTGATCCATGTCCGTTGTGTAATCTTCCATCTCCTCCATCAGCAGGTAATTCATATAATCTTTAACTCTGTCTGCTTGTTGTTCGGTAGCCGGTGTTTGTAAGCCTATAACTTGTGTTCTAACTGGCCCATCAGATGGTACGAGTTCTTTGTATGCTTGTGCTTGGAATTGTGTAACTGATTCAGCTAACAACGGATGCGTGACACCGGAAGCTCCTTTAAATGGTTTTGTTACTTCCTGGTACTTAGTTCCTAATAAATCTAAACCTTTAATATAAGCATCTTCCCATTCTTTTCTAGATGTCTTATCTTTTTTGTATTCTTCAATAAGTTCCATGGCCATGTCCTTAAGCTCTCGCTCGTCCATGCCTTCTGCTAAGTTTGCATTAAAATCGTCTTGAGGTCTTTCCTCTACAACCTCTTCTTCACCCTCAACAGATACATCTACTTCGGGTCTAACGCCTTCAGGGCTGTCTTGAATTTCTTCTTCTAAAATATCTTCTGTTTGAGGTTCTTGTTTTTCTACTGCCATTGTTATCCCTAGTTGTGTTTGCTAATAAATCCACCTTCTTTTTTGTAGAGTTTTTGAGGACTTATCATATTAGGAGATACTTTAACAGAAAAAACGTCTGTGTACAATCTTAGATCGTTGTCTGGAATAAAATCAAAATCTTCATCTCCTTCTTTACCAACTCTTGAACTTCGGTGTGTATCTATTTTATAAGTTCTATCCCCTGGTATCTCTACAGTATCAGTTGATACACGTTTATAAGGTTTAGTAACATCTGATTTTGAAACCTTAATAACCCCTGCTTTAGTATCAAATTCTTTTCCTAATTTCTTCATAACATCTGGAATAACAGCTAATGATTTGCTTCCTGGTGTTTTATTACCTTTAGGGTAGCCATAAAATTCTGTGTAAGCTTTTACTTTCTTTGGTTCAATACCTCTTTTCATATAGTTAGTAGGTACGACTGCAATATAATCTACACCTTCTTTAGCAGCTATATGGCTTAAATAAGATAGTGATGCTCTTGCCTGACTAGATCGGTCAAGTAAAGGAAAATAATCTAATTTATCTGGTATACCACTATAGGTTTCTACATTACCATAATCTCCATAACGAGCATCTGCTTTTTTTGTAATTGAATTCAAGTAATCATCTATTTTTCTAATTTGATTAGATTTTAATTCTATTTCCGAACTTCTTAAACCGCCCTTAAGAATATCATCACTTAATTTTTTTCTACTGTCCGATAAAAATTTAATTACTTTTTCTTGTTGGAAAGGATTACTTCTCATTGTTGTATTTAAAGGCTCTTGCCCTTGTTCTCTTAAAAATCTTGAAATACCTTGGTTGGTATCTGATTGTATTTCACTTATTAAAAAAGCTTTTTTACCATCTGATGTAGTTCGAGTATCCCAACGAATGTGTGCTAAAGGATTATCTATTTCCTTATTTTGTCTTCCCTCAAAGTGTGGGTTTGTTCTTCTACCTAAAGAGGAATTACCAGGTATGCTCTCGTCCAAAGATAAAACAGCTTCTCTATAATTTTGTCCTCCAGGAAAAGTATAACTTTCTTGTTGAGCGTAATGAGGGGATCTCATTCCTCTTGCTGAAGCTACAAGATCATCAACTTCACCTTGTATTTGATTAAAAGCTATTTTTTGTTGTGGGTTAGCCCCAGATTTTAATTGTTTCATAAGAGTTGCAATTCTTAAACCTGTATCTTGAGTAGCCAACATTTTACCTGACGCAACATTATCGTTTAAAGTTTGTAATTCACCTTTTAATTCTCTTAAAGAAAATTTATATTCTTTTGCTAATTGTAGTAAGTTTAATTTGTCTTCACGAGTATCCCCTATTTTGTTTACTTGTTTTAAAAAACTTGTGTTTAATGTTTTTTCAATAGAATCTACTTTAGCTATATTTTGTTGCACAACATTTTCTGTTCTATTTATTAAATTACCTGGAATACCATATTCAGTAATTCTTATTCTGTTGACAGGATTATCGTTAACCATATCTGCTAATAGTCTTCCTGGTACTTTTATACCTGATTGTTTCGCTGCAAATAAAAGTCCTCCTGAAAGTTCTCCCGCTTTGTCAAAGGTTGCAATATTGGAATCAAATAATTCTTCTATAGGCACTGTTTGTTCTTTGTTACGTAAATAAGATCCTTTAGCAAAACCTTCGTCTAATTTAAAACGTCTACCTGTTACGTAACCGTCTTCAAAGTCTTTACCAAATAATTTAAAATTTCTTTTTCCCCTGTCCGTTAGCCAGTTTGCCCAGTCATCTGCAGAGAAAGAACCATCACCTTTTTGTGCAATACGATCAAAGGTTACTGAACCAAAAAAACGATCCTGATCAACAATATTATCTCCTTTTCCAACTAAGGTGTTTTTTAAACTGTCCATAGGTCTTAAAGAAAAAGGCTTAGAGATTACCGGATCTTTGACAACGAGTGCTTTTGATTGTTCAGCGATTGTTTGTGGTAAAGGTGCTTGTACCTGTGTACGCAGATTAGTTGGATTAATTTCAGGTAGTCCTGCAACAGTAGAAGTTCTTATAGTGTCCGGTGTCGCTGTTTCGGTTTTCTTTTTTAAAAGTTTCCGACCTAGCCCTAATAGATTACGTAGGGACATTGTCCCTCCTATGTAATTTTAGTAGGCTTAGTTCTACCTAGTTTGCAACCACGTGCTTTGACCATAGTACCTTTAGTATAACCCATAGGTTTTTGCATCATGCCACCACCCATTTTTTTCTTAACATCTTTTTTCTTATTCATTTTAGATTTTAAATATTGTTGTGCAGCGACTCCCGCAGCACCAACACCTAAAGCTATTTTACCAATTCTAGTTGCTGATAAAGCTTTACCTGCAGCACCTAATTCTTTTCTTCTTTTCATAAATTCAGAAGCAGACTCTCCAGGTTTAAAACCTTTCATATCTCGTACAGCTGTCATTGAAGTTGGTTTACCCGTTTTTTTGTTTAACAATCCTTTTTCCACTGCTTTCATTTTATCAGAGAATGACATACCTTCTTTAGCTTTGTAAATTTTTCCAGGTTTCTTAGATTCATCTTGAAGACCCATGCCTCTGCCTTTTGCTTTCTCGGCTCTTAGAACAGCGAAATCTTTTGCATCAATTTTATTTGGTGGTGGAGCTTTGGCTGCAATTGCTGCTTGGCCACCTGTAAGCATTTTTACTCTATCTTTATTTTTTTCATTTTGATATTTAGCTTTTTTACTTTCTGAATAAATTCCTGCCGGCATAATTACTCCTAATAATATTTATACTCTTTTTCTAATTTCATTGGTGGGTCATCCCAGTCGTCCGAGTACGTAGAAACAAATCCACCTTGTCGATATCTTAACACAGCTTGGGTCATAGAATCAACATAGTCATCATACTGACCGTTAGGAAACGCTGCACATTCCTCAATTACTTCCTGTGCCCAGTGTTCGTCTAAAGGTGCCCACACCATACCAGATTCAAATACAGGTGCACAACTATTTATTCTAGTATGCTTGTCTCGTCCTCTAGCTGGAACATAATCAATTACAGGTATACCTGCTCTACGAAGTTCGTGAATTAATGGTGTACCACTAGCTTTAGCTTCAATGATCACGGTTTCCGGTTCCCAGTAATGATATTGCTCTAATGCAATATTTTTTAAATCTGGAAAATCATAACGTCCCTTTTGAGCATCTAATAATATAATTGCTTTCTCATAACCTTCTACAGGTTCAAATACCCCCCAGGTGGTAATAGCAGAGTAATCTGCAGTTTCTTTTTTAGAAAATGCAGTATCATAACTTTGAATCACATGTAATAACTTTGGTAAATTTTCTTTATCATAATCCTGCCACCATTCCCTTTTTATAATTGCACCCTCTTCTGAGGTAGGGTCCTGCATATATTGTGCATTCCAATTTTTTGTAGAGATTGAGGCTTTCACAGAATCAAGATCTTCTTTATTCCAATACTCAGGCCATACAGGTTTATCATCTGGCATGATTGCAGGAAAAGAAATTACATCCCATTGATCTGCTTTAGCTTCACTCTGAGCCTTAACCAACCTTCCTGTAAGATCATCGGTAGCCCAACGAGTCATGACAACTAAAA